AGATTACTCGATGAAACGCCTGTAGGTAGTATCTGCTCAGGATTGAGATACATCTCTTGGATTTCAGATTCGGTTAAGGCAGAATTGAATATTTTTATGTTTGAGATTTTGCCAGCAAAGAATAATTGAGCAACATCATTTTGGTCTCTTGCCCCAATCCAAATTTCATCAGCAGAAGTATATTCAGACATTGTAACGCCAGACATTGATGTAGTCTTAATAGCAGAACCATCTAAATAAGTAATCATATTTACTCCATCTGCTATAAAAACAATATGTTTCCATCCAGTTATCCCATCTGAAAGAACAGCCGATGATGCACTTATCACAGAATTTGTATTTGCTTTAAATACAAACCTTATAGTTCCATTATATAAATCGCCCTGTACCCAATCTGACTCATCTGCATTTCTCGCACCAAATAACACTCGATATTGGGCTTCTTGTCCATCGGTGGCATTAACCCACATTGATATTGAAAACGAATCTCTGAATGTAGATTGAAATGCTGAACCAGAATCAACATAATCATTAGTCCCATCAAAACTAACCGCAGTACCAGATTTGATAGTGCCATAGTTAATCGGGTCTACTACTCCGTGTGGTGATGATGTGTAGCCTGTGGTGGTGGTTGCACCGTAGACCACTCCAATATTTCCACCACTTGTTACTTCTTTATAAGATATAGTATCGAATAACATTGTACCAGAAGTTGATGTGTTTTTAATTAGTTGAAGTTTCATTGAAGTTGTTAATGCTATTCCAAATACACTATACTGCACCCAAGAACTGCTTGATGTTCCAGTTGTTACGCCTGTTACTGTTGAGCCATCAAGAAGTTGAAGTTTAAATTCTTCATTACCAGAAGTTCCACTTTTAACATAGCCAGTTATTCTATATATTTTTCCAGCAGTTACAGTAACTGTTTGATGTGCCTTTTGATTGTCGCTACCAGTTCTTGTAACTTCTAAACAATTTCCAGATTGACCAGATGAAACGCTGTCAAGCGTAGCATTAGATACACTCCAACCAGAAGTATCAGAATCAAAACCACCATTACTAATTAATTCACTACCGAATGAATAAGATGAATTAACTTGGTCTAAAATTAAATTATCGCTTTCTACTGCTTCACCCAAATCATACCAAGATACCAGATTGGTCTTTAAGCCACTTGACAATCCAGCATACTTCTCGGTGAACATTAATTCTTGGACTTGAGATTGGGTGAGTGCGGATGAGTGGATGGATACGTTGGCTAATTTGCCTTCGTACATACTTCCAGTACTATACTGCCCTATTCTTGACTCAAGACCATTTAGGTCTAAATTAGCAGAACTATACGAACCAGCAACAGAATCACTTGTTTGAACAGAACCATCTAAATATAGTTTATTATTACTCGCATCACCCCCATCAAAAATTATAGCCATGTGATGCCAAGTATTTGCATCTGTAAATACCCATTTATTTCTATAACTATTTGCATCAACATATAGTATTATCTTGTTGCCTTCTATATCTATATCAATTTCACCACTTCCAGTATAAGCACCTATGCTAAATATCCCGTCATCACTATTTGTGTTTGCTGAATTAAACCAACAGGAAAAAGTAAGTTGATTAGAATAATTATCACCCAATGCAGTACCCAGACCAGTGCCAAGACTGATATAATCATCAGTACCATCAAAACTGGTACTCCCATCAGCCAACTGCACGGCTTGTTTCGGTTGGGCTACATCTAAAATTCTCGGTATCTGTGGGGCGTTGTCTCCATATACACTATTGGTAAGTGTACTGCCACTATTCGTACCATCATTACTTCCGTGTGCATCATCGTAGTCTACATCAAGCCCCCACCAAGACACTAAATTGGTTTTATCTACACTACCCAAATCGCTATACTGCTTATACATTATGCCTTGTACTTCAGAAGCGGATAAGGCACGACTCCAGATTCCTACGTTACAGATGGAGCCTGTAAACCATTGACTATTACTTGGTTGTCCATTACCAATGATTAAATGTGAATCAGTAGAATTACAAGTTATACTTGAACTTGTATCTTCCAATGAGCCATTAACATATACTCTTATTTTATCACCATCATAAGTAAATGCTACATGATACCAAGTGTTTACAGCAAATACTGTGGTTCCTGTTGCATTTGTTCCATTTGCATCAAATCGAAGTTTGCAAGTATTAGCAGACTCCTCAAACAATTTAAACTGATTTGCTTTTGTTGCAGATGCTTCTCCCCAATCAAATATTACTGCATGGTCATCTACTGCTGTTGGATATATCCAAGCACATCCAGACTTTGCAGAAGCACCAGTAATTCCTACGTTAGACCCAGATTCTACATAATCATTCGTACCATCAAACGAAGTTGAGCCTGTGGAGGCGTGGGAGATTGGGTTGTCTTGATGCTCCTTGAAGTTGAAAAACAACTTAAGGTTATCTCTCACATAAGTAACTATGTTAGCAAACGCACCCTTGGCAAGAGATATGCCTAATCCAAGCATGAATCTAACCTAAGTAAATAATACAAAGACCAGCGTTCACAGTTACAGCACTCCAACTGCCGTATATTGTGACTCCCGCTGGAAATACGTCTGTATTAACAATAGAGTTTCCATGCGTGGATGTTCCTGTGCCTGTTATAGTGGCATTGGATTGAGTGAGTGTGGTAAAGGTAGTATCTTCAAGCATTGTAATCGCTACTACTGTACCAAGACTTGCACCGGATTCACCATTATCTAAAACGGCTGAACCTACTTGTCCAAGTCCTACATTACCTGATTCTACTACTGAATATGATTGCATTCCCATCTTGTTTCCTCCAGTTATGCCTTACCGAGCTTGGGTATTCTCATGGGCATATTGATTAATTTGTTCCTATAAAAGCTTTTAGACTACTTGCGTACTTCCCTTCTAATAAAGTTATTTGTGCCTGAATAGCCTGTATCTCAAGCATTTCAGCTTGTGCTAATTCAGAATCTTCATCTGTTTGTATATATACCTTTAATTTTTCATTTTTTAATGCCAATAATTGTTGCAAACATCTCGCTGCTGCACCTGTAACTAAAATATGTATAGCTTCTTGTGGAAAGTTCACTATGGCAGTTGAACTATGGGCAATCGCAGTGCTTCCATCAGAAGTAGGGACTAGGGGAACATAAACCACATTACCGGTAGCTTCACTACCATCTACAACAACATAGACCTTACTGCTTGAATAATAGTAAATAGGATTTCTTGCGGTAGCGTAATGAATTGACCCTGAATCCTTTGCGCTTGCAACGCTACTGCTCTGTATTGGTCTTGCCTGTCTATTACTCTTATGTATCTCCAAGACCCGTTTATCCAATACAGTCAATCCATCAGTCGTAATATCAGCTTCTTTCGAAAGCGGTATTAATTTCATGGAAGGAGTTGCTTTGACTATTTCTGCTCCTACATCTTGAATAGCCGTAGTGATGAACGTAGTATCGTCAAATGCGGTTGTTCCAATCATATCTTCTATTTGTACTTGAAAGGTTTGCATCAGCTTATAGTTACCTCAGTAAATGCTGTAGAGCCAATTGCGTTATATGATGTTTCATGCACTAGAGTGTCATTTAGTATTGTTCCTGTACCCGTCCAAGAAGATGCTGCACCAGAAAGTCTATTTGTCCCCGTATCGTTTGCTGTGTATGTTAATTTTTGTAACTGGGACAATGAATCAAGAAAAACAATAGTGCCTGTACTTGGAAAATCCGCAGTGCTATCCAAGGTTATAATGTTAGACCCATTAGCTAAAGTCCCATTCGCATTGCTCGATGCACCATTGCTATTATTTATTTCAATCATTAATAGTCGGTCCCCTGAATATAGTAAGCCGTACCATCCCGACCCTTATTAGCGTACTTCTTACCTTCCCTGACATCTTCGTTGAATAAACTTCTGAAGTATCCAGCTTGCCTTATTAATTCAGGCTTTAGTTCATAACCTTTAGCTATGGCATAATTAGCCAATGCTTCATGGAACTCAGCGGGAATGTTGGGGGATTCTGTCATATCCGTACCAGTTCCAGATGCTACAAAATCAGCATCAAGTTTAACGGCATGGACATTGACTGTTTTTACTTCAGATACGGAAACAAGACTAGTTGTGCTATCTGTTGCTGAGTTTTTAACAATAGCAATAGCATCCCGTTCTATCCACCAAGCGTGCTTTAAGGCACTTGTTCTAGCGTCATCAGCCATTATACATCCGTATCTATTTTTTCAGGAGGATTGCTTAATCTCGGTATTTCGTAATTATCGTAATCCACCCGAGTAACTTCTAATATATCGCTATCCAAGTTGTAGTATCTTTTATCAACAACTGTAGGAAACGTATATAGAGTTTTTAAAATTCTTGTTTTTCTACAGAACTCGTCCAATGCACGATTCAGATATAAACGGATCTGAGTCTCGCCCATTTCGGGGTGATGTTGTTGAACCAGTTCTATTATTTGTGTTTGTGTCATAATTCTTTACAACTCTGGGGGAGCCGAAACTCCCCCATTGTTATTTGTTTTAACCAAATGCTATTCCGTTGGTTGTTACCTTAGATGAACTTCCAACAACATACCAATTTGTACCATTCGATACTAATTTCACCATATCTCCCGCAATGGTTGCGGAACCGAATTGGATAAAATCATCAGTACCTGCTGAATTGTCACCTGCGCCAGTTTGAGCATGAATATTTCCAACAAAGTTATTTGAATCTGCTGATAAAACTTTACATACAGCAGTATCGTATGCACTTTTTTGGATAATTGTAAACTCTAACCCAACGTTTGAAGCTGCCGGTAATGTGACCACTAAAGCACCCGCACTTGATGGTGGAGTAAATAGTATTGTCTTTCCAGAATCGGCCTCTTGTAAAGTAGCACTTGCAGTGAGGTTTTTGATTCCCCCACTTGTTCCGCCTAAATAAGGTCTAGCCATAATTAACCTCCTTTATGAAATTTCAAAGAGTTTATGACTTTCAATCAGCGTTACTCCAATACCTTCATCAGACATATACTGATCCTTGACACCATCGTAAGCATCATCTGTTAAGATGTTAGCTTGGAACTTTGGCGCCCTGTATTGAGCATGGAACAGATTCTCATCCGATACAATAAGCATAGTCTTATTATATGCCTGACGTAGAGCCGGAGTTGGAATCAACTGCAACGCACCGTGAGGTGTCTCAAGAACTCTGTAGTTAAAACCAAGAGAGTCACGTTTCATGTCGCCAAGGTTTACTGTCCAACCAGAGTTACCTGCCATACCTGAAGAACCAGCCATCTTAGACCAGTAACTCAAAGCACCTGCACCACAGAAAGCACGTTTCACACCCGCTTCGGGAACATACTGGAATACCTTTTCCATATCGTCCACGAAATCACTATATGAATATGATGCTTCTGTTATGGTGAAACGACTTTGATCTGCACCAGATGCAGCACCGTGTTTTTCAATTGCTGGGATAATACCCATTGTTGTACGCACTTGATTGCTATTCGCATCTGTTAGATCATCGTCAGAAAAGGCACCGCTTGTATGGATCGGTGAACGACCAAATAAGAATGCACGTTCTTTCTGAATCTTATGTTCCTGTGATTTCTGGTCACGAAGCCTAGCCAATTCAGATGATTCACCACGTAAAGCAGCCGCAAGGAGTGTCCCTGTGATCTGCAATGGTGTTTTGAATATCTGACACTGGTTATAAACTACTGCCAGTTCATCTGACCATGCAGTCCCGGCTACGGTACCTTCACCGTATGCGTTACCAACAATAACCAAATAGTCACCAGATTGAGTAGTCCAACTTGCTTCACCTGCGTTTTTAACCACCCAAGCATTAGCACTGGTACTTGTCACAATTCCAACACCACGTTTTGTTGAACCTGGGACTATACCATCCCACACTTCAAACATTAGCCCAATATGGCTAGCATATGAAGTATTTCCACCTTCACCTTCAAGACCAACAATAGAACTAGCAGTTAGATTTAGCGTGTCTGCTGCATTATCTGCGGCTACTGCCTGAGCAGATGAAGTTCGGACATACTGTGTTACCCATGGATTACGATGTTCAAACATTTTAAACTGCGGATCAGCCATACCTGAAATAGTATTTTGATTGGCAATCACAGTTGTAAAAGGCGAAACGTCAGTCCATAGCTCCTTAACTACGTTTGGACGAATGTAAAAATCTCGTCTATCCGTATATAGAACCCCACTTGAAGTGAGGACTTTGGCATTACTTGCCATTTTTTATTACCCTCCTAGATACCTTTATGAAGGTATCTTTTAGTTAAACCGTTCTTTTATTTTGCATCAAGCCAAGATTGAAATTATCCTCTTCAGTATACTGGGGTTGATTTTCACCGCCTCCGACACTTGCCGGTGGTGGCATATTCACCCTATTCTGACGATTCTTCATCATCGTAGCTTTCTGCCTCGTTTCCACTTCAGCCGTACTTGGAGCATTCCTGATTCTATCTAAGGCAACAAGGTTTTCTAGGGATATACTATCGGGTGATGAGTAATACTGAATGAACTCATTTGCTCTTTCAGGTGTATACCCATATCCTTCCTGTAGATTCCGCTGCATGGCTTGTTGTTGTTGTTGAGCCATTGCTTCCTGTTGTTGTTTCTGTTGCAGTGCATACTGCCTATCCGCTTGTGCTAAACGATGTGTTTCCATGTCTTCTTGGTACGAAACCAAGTCCTCACGATAACCGTCTAAAGCATCACGGTATTTGAAACTAGATGATTCGGGGTCCATGTAGGCTTCCGATGGATCATAGTTACTTGGCTTACTAGGACGTTCTGGTTTCTTTGGTGATCCTTGAGGTTCGGTTTTACCGGAAACCCCTTGGGTATCACCAGAGAGTGATTTTGCAACATTGTCAAGAATCCAAGGGTTCTCTTCGATATGCTTTGCGATAGGCGCCACATTCTCTAAACTCTTAAGCTTCTCTTCCATTCTGTTGTACTCACTCGCCTTTTGGTCATACTTACTTTGCCAATATTCATAGCGTTCTTCCTGTGGTTCTTCCACAGCTTCTGCTACAGGTTGCGCTTGTTCCGCACCTTCATCAGCCAAAAACATTCCGCTTTCTGGATTGAAAGAGGGGTCAAATGGCTCTAATACGTCAGTCTGTTCAACTGCACCATCGTTTGTAGTTTCCTCAGCAACGATATTCTGTACTTGTTCTTCCATGCTATTCTCCTATCCGATTTGTCTATCCGACAGCAACCGGTGTTTGGGTTTCAGCTTCCGTTTCCCGTTCCATACTCAGTTGATCTCCTAACCGAGCCTCAAACAATTCCACTGCTTTAGCGGTCTTGTCACTGGATCGTCCCAACTGACGTTTAAATTTTTCTATCTCAACTCGTTTCTTATCATGGACGCTTTCACGTTCAGACGTTTGCAGATCGCCCTTGATACGTTTTAATTCTTCTTGCAACTGTTGTATCTGTTGTTGCTGTTGACCGATAATAGCCGTTCTTTCCAATACACCTTCTGTATCGGCAACTTCTGTTTGTTCCAGTATCTCAACTTGGTCAATAATGCCAGCTTGATAGAGTTGCATATAATATTCAAATCTTGCCCAACGATTAGACGGCATCGTAGAACCGCTTACAACAATTAGGTCATAGCTACCAATTGTTACGTCATTTACTCTTCCTAGTATTTCACCAGTGAAATCATCGTATATAGGTCTATTCAGAGTAGCTTCGCTTGTTCTTCCGTCTGGTTTCATAAGGCGAATCACCTTTTCATCTGTATAAGTCTGTTGGATCAACTGAACCACACTACGAGCTACCTGATTCAGCATTTCATCTATGTCATCCAACTTTGATTTGATACGTCGTTGGGCGTATTCATCAACGGCAACAGTTCCCTTGTATGTCTGCGGAGCAGCACTAGGGTCACCCTGAGATAGTGGGTGTATGCCTAAAATGTGATAGATACTTGATTTCGCATCTTCTTTATTCTTATATAATTCATTTGGCAGTGGAATCGGACCCGCTACAATAGGTTGTCCTAATTCAGGGTCATATTCGATTACACCAGTTCCAGCTCTAGACCATTCTTCTTCTAATTGTTTTCTATCCATAGACCCACGTGGTATAAGTAGCTTTGTGTTTGTGGAACTGGATGCATGGGCTATAATGAGAGATGTTAGCTTATTGATATATTCCTGTATAGGCTTTACGAAGCGTACATCACTCATAGGGTAAGGATTTCTATTATGCCTATTCATTAGCGGAACAATTGGATAGTTATCTATATCCATAATTGATTGTTCTACCATTAAACCGCCAATAGACATTATTCGCTGAATCCTATCAACCATTACTTCATTTAAGACGATAACGCCTTCTTCTATCATAGTCTCATTAGTTACAGGAGTAATGCGAGTTGTAGTACCCGGTATTGACCCCTCATGTTCTTCCCCTGGCATAATTGTAGGTTGCCCAGTCGCAGGGTCAGGCATCATGTGATATACACCGCCTGTGGACTCATATATCTGTAATAACTCCATAACTGCTTTATCGTCAGTTACGGGCTGTACACCTTGAGCAGTTTCCATAAATACTGCAGGTTCTTCAGCGAACTCATTAAATCCGTCTTCATTCATAATATTCTCTTCACCAGTAAGTGAATCAAGAATATGGAAGTATGGTAATTTTACTTTTTCATATCTATCTATTATTTCATAATGTCTGTTATTGCCATCATTGTCTTCAGTGGGGCCGACTTGCTGATCTTCTGATCCATCCCTAGATGTGGCGGGATACCTGTTATTACTTGAGCAAGTCATCATATCGTCTATTTTATCAACCACAGACGGAAATACAGTTTTAATCTGCTCTTCTGTAATTCGTTTAGCCACAATCATACAGGCAGAGTCCCTAGCGAAAGGGTCTTTGCTATTGGGGTCAAGATATAAATCAAGAGGGTCAATATTCTTAATCTTGATTTCACCTCTCCCAAAGTCCGCCATACCATCCACATAGGTTTGTAAGACTCCCATACCCTTTACATAGTAATCATCCACCACTTGTTTCAACTCTACGTTTCCATTAGATATATCCCATATATAAGCCATTATATCTGAAAAGAGCCTACCGACCTTATTATCGGAGTCATCCCTGCCTGCTGATTGAAATTTTGGTTTATTTGCGGTCAGTAGTGATTTTGCCTGTTCTACTGCCGGATATATGATATTGTCCACAATGGGGACTTGAGACCGTTTGGCAAGTACGTTTTTATGTTCCGTCTTCCATTGCTGGTTATTACGGAACTCATCGTCTTCCATGGCTTGTGTTGCCCATGTTGCCCTACCTTCGTGGTAGTTATCTAATAGGCGTTCTGATTTGGCTACTTCTGGGTGTTTTTCGTGTGGCATTAAAATTTATGGAGTGAAACTGGGGGCGAGTTTATTAAAGAGAAATCCCGATTCTCAACAGCATTTATTAAACTAATTGCCAATCACTGAATATATTATATCTTCTCTTCGATAATAACGGCACATCGTCTACTTTATGGTAAGGAGAGAATGAGCCCTTGTTTGCATAGTATAAGCCATCCAATATATCATCGTGCTTTCCCCTAGGGAACAAAAGTAACTCATCCATCAGTTCTTGTTGTTTCTGATGTATAAACATCTGCCTTTTAGCAAATATGGGCTGAAGTGACTCTAGTCTGTTGCTTTTAGAGTTTCGTGGGTTTTCCTTGATATTTAAACCCGGAATGAACAGATTTTCCTCCCTAGAGCGTTTTATGACATATTCACGAAGCATTTCCTGATAACCAACAGATTCTATCCTTGTCTTCTCTGAACGGTACCTCCTGAAGTTATTTACAATAGCTTCTGCCAGATTTAACGGTGTAGCGTGTTTTCTGTAATAAGGAAGTGAGAATCTTCGTTCCTGGTCATCAATAGCCAGATTGTAGATTACTGAATAGTCAGCGCTTCTTTTAACACTTGATGCTGGATCAACCCCCGTAAACACATTTATGGGAACTATCTCATCACAAGGTGAACCATCCAATGATGTAATCTTTAAAAAATTTTTATTATTTTTTCTGTAGAAATCACCCTCATAGAACCTGAAATCTTCCGCTTTAAACAATTGATCCTCATCACCAACTATTTCACAAGCATATTCCCTATAGAACACAGACAATCTGTTAATAGAGTCCAGTTCCTTCTTCTTTTCCAGTAATTTCTCAATACTCCACCATTCTTCCCATAATGCTATATTATTCTCAAAATCTGGCTTAAAGGTCATATTTTCCCATCCGTGCATATCTTTCAGCGTCTCCACCAGACATCTTTGGTGCTGAGGTGTACCAATAACAACTATACGCCCTTTCATGGGGTCTAACGATGGAACTGCACTTTGTAGCAGCCATCTTAGGTTATTTTCCATAGCTTCGGCTGTTTTGGTATTATTCTCGTCTTCGGGGTCATCTACAATAATAAGCGTAGGACGTTGGTTCCCTACCTTGATTCCCCTTATCTGTTGTCCCGTACCCTTGCAGATAATCATAGACCCGTCTTTTAACTCTATTTCTGATTTAGACCATATCTTTGCGCTGTGAGACCCCCAATAGCCATACAACGAACGGAATGTTTCAGAGAAATCCATAGTGTCTTTCAATAGACCCAGTAGCTTGACCGCATGATCCTGTGTTCTAGACACCAAAATTATCAGTTTCTGCCCTTTTCCGTACATAAGGTGATATAATGGGAATATACCCCCTATAATTGATGATTTGGCGTGTCCACGTGGCGCCACTATGTTCATTTGCTTTATATCGGGGTTAAGCAGTCTTTCTGCTATCTCATAATGGAATTTCGGGGAGTTTACTGCAAACATATTCGGCATACAGACTTTACCAAATAACACCATATCGTGTTTTAGCTTCTGGAGTATCTCCTTCTGCTGTTTATCAGTATCCATATACCTTTTTCTTGGTCTTTTTAGGAGTAGCTCTCTTTCTTTTACTTGGTTTTATTGGTTTTTTCTTTTTCATCAGTAATCAGACCCCATTAATCTATGTATTTCACCATCACTAACACTTAAGCCCATATCTTCAGCCACGGCAGAAAGCACGTCCATGAAAGTCAATAGCTTTTGTTCGTCAGTAGACTCTATTACGACTAGTTTTTTAAGCTTCTTTGACTTCTTCATGCGGTATTTCCTTCTTTTGCGACATTTTCAGGCTTTTCTTCTCTTCAGTTGCTATTTTATCAAGGATGGTACTGGTCATATCTATTTGAACCATATCTGTCTGCATAGATTTCTTAGGCAGCATATCCATAATCCTTACAAATTGCTCCGCACCCCTGAGAATGTTCGACGCGTCCCCGTTTGTCTTAGCAACAGTAATGCCATCCAGTATAATATCCAGTACATCACCTTGTGATATATTCCTGTCACTTAAGGCTTTTTGTATTTCTTCATCCAACATTCTCTGTATCCTTTCTTTCTTGAATAAACGCTTTGCAGTAAGGTCGGGGCGTTCCTGATCGCTCCTGTAAACATTACCAATAAGGTTCCAGTCAATCAAATGACCGCCTAGCATCATTTCAGCATAAACTTTTACTGCGTTCTTTGTTCTAGTTTTACCCGCTTCTTGCTCATCCCATGTAAGAACACCCACCTGAGAATACTGCCCCGCATTTCTATGGGGTATATACTCCAGTTTTGACTTATTCAGCCACTGCCTCCCAAATGGAAATGTTACCTGTTCTACTGTTTTGTACTGCTTACGATAAATACACTCAGAAACATACCCATCGTCACTAATACCAAAGTCACCTACCTGACATTTCCGCCAAGACTTGTATTGTATTTCTCTATTAGTTGCTTCTTCTTCGGAATACACAGGATAAGTAACATCTTGGTAATTATTTTTCTTAAATTTTCTGGTAATAAAGTCCATTACTGTTATAACAGTATACTATAATAAATAATACAGTTGCTTTAAGGAGCAGTTCCGTATATATTACTGTTATATATATAACAGTAGTGTTTATTACAGTAGTTTATATACAGTAGTATAATCCATGCAGTTTTAATCAAATTCAATGTGTGGAACTCCATCTTTGTACTTCATCCATTTCTCCGTTTCAATAGTCTTTAAGTAAATCTTCTCTTCTGCACTAAATACACTCAGTATATGGTAAACAGATATATCATCTAAAGTCTCTACAACTTCAAATTTGCCAGTATTATGGTCATAACGCTCTAGTTTCTGCGTTTCTTCATATTTCATGTAGCGAAGATAAACTAGCGTAACTCCGATTCTCTACAGCCCATTTTTGAAAAATTAACGTAGACTGCGTGTGTGGGATATATAGGGTACCTACCCCCGTCTTCTTGGGTTGCGGTAGGGTCGCAACACGTTGAAAAAACGTGTTTGTGTTGCAAGACCCTATCCGCACCCATTCATCCGCCCTGGGTGAATATCCCGTATTATTTCTTAAATGATGCGGTTAACTAGTTAACTAACCTAATAAGGAGTTCTAACCATGGACTTAATCACAATCAAATTCTCGGCTTATAATACATTTAAGAAAGCCTTTGAACCACTCTTCGAACCCGTCCATACTGACGACCTAACCGATGACCATATCCAAATGGTAATTGACAACGCTACATCTGTAAGTGCATTCTGTGCCCTTGAATCACAGGTTCCTGATGTTACTTCACATATGGATGAGATTAAACAGATGCTTAACTGGAAGGGTGATGTAACGGTCACAGACTACTCTTACGATTTAAAGGGCAAGGAACGTTCAGGGTTCTCTATCAATCTGCAACGTGAAAAGTCCCGCAAGATTGGATTAGTGGGGTTTAAAGAGCGTTTGGCTGGTCTTGTGAGATAAGCATAGTCATCTACATAGAGCAGGCGGGCATTGTCCCGTCTGTTCTTTTAAACCCTGCGAATAAAAACGTGCATATTGGACATTAATGTAAAGTATGCGAAACTTACAAGGAGCAACACTATGATTTGGTTATTAAAACAAAACAGTAATTACTGGCACTTTGCTACTATATTTGAAAGTGTCATAGAAGTACGGAAATCTGAATACCCTAACCTATTTGAAGCAATGGCGAGAGCCCGTGACAAGGCATTTGGGTAATGGATATCATACTTGCAATACTGGTCTGGGTACTCTTAGGACTACTGTTATATCCAGACTTAGTTGATTTCTTTAACAATTAGGGAACTCCGCATCTTCCCTTTTAAGGTTTGCCCAGTACCTTTCGGCGTTTACAGCTGATAAAACTGGGCTGATCGTTGTACAATACCACAGGTGTGAAACAATACTATTGAAGTTCGCAACCGATTAGTAGGTGTCCACCTGTGGATTAATTTTCAGACATAAACCAAGGAGCAATAAAATGAACCCCAAAGAATATAATTTCAAAGAATATGAAACTAACACTGTTGAAAAAACGGTCATTGAATATGGTAGAGGCAATATACATACTGCCGTATTAAATATGAATTCTAAAATTGCTGATTTAGAAATGACCATAGCCGGAATAAAAGAAAACGCCAATACCGATTGGGAAGAAGAATGTGGTAAGCTTTATGATTTCCTTTGTGAACATAAACCTTATAAAAATTATCCAAAAGGCAAACTTATGGATGAATATCATAAAACAACAAATAACTAATAAATACCCCCGTAATGGACATATTTGTGTATAACCTACCCTTACTTCAAATATCTTATAATTTGTCTGTTATGGGGGCAATTAACCCTTAAAACACCCCATATATCGCTCGTATTTAAAGACCTGTGATATATAAAGGAGAAATAATGACTAAAGAGAAAGAAAAGAGAAGAATTGCTTCTATAATTAAAGCTCTTAATAATGTACTTGAAAAGAATTTAAAGAAAGCTAAATCTCTTAACGATTCTACTGAAATTAACGCTTATAAATATGTTCTAAATATCATAAAAAAACATGAACAATAAGGATGACTAAAATGAAAAAACGGGGAAAAGTGGATATTGTTGATAGAGATATTGCAACCGTTGAAGTTCTACACGACTTATTACTGGATGCTCATGGATATTCTCTTTCCTTTTGGGCATTAGAAAGAGCAAGGAAATTAACCGCCAAGATGTATAAGGCTTTAAAGGAGAATAAAAAGCAATGAAATATAAAGCAGAAGTAAAAGTAGGAACAGACCCTAAATGGTATTCTAATGCATTAAGGTTTGATACCTTTAAACTCGCTGAAGTATATGCAAAAGACTTATTTAGTCGATGGTTAGCAACTACTAAATGGAGAGTTGTAAAAGATAAGGAATCAAAATAATATGGGCAGATATGTCTATGGAGATATAGAACACAAATTCTGGTTTGCTACTCAAGAAAGTAATGATATAACTATTTTTGGTGGCAACGAAGATAAAGCACAATTCATTAACTGGTATTGGGATGAACAAGATATTCCCGTCTGTGAAGACAAATTAAAAGAAATATACAAAGACTGTGTTAAATCTACTGGAATTTCACCAAGACACTGGTTATCAAAGGTTAATCGTAAAGGATATACACTTTCTTCAAATGATGATGAAACAAATGATGAAACTTGGAGAAAAGGTATTGAATATGCTGCTACCTTTGAACTTGGTATGAAAATCAGAAGAGTATTAAAAGACCAAGGATATGCCAGTGTTGAAGCTGAATTTTAAAGGAGTCAGAATAAAATGAGTAAGAATGAAAAAGTAAAATACAAGTGTTATTGTGGTAAAATGAAATCTCCATTTGCAATGGGACCAATAGTCGGGACTTGTCGTTACTGTTTAACAGAGTGTGATACATTAATTAAAAAACAAAAAGGAAACGAATGAACGTACCTATTAATGACATTCGCCTACACGGAAATGTTAGAAGTAAAATAGATAAAAAGGAAGACTCTTTTAAAGAGTTAGTAAAGGATATTGACCAGAATGGTTTAATTCAGCCGTTGGTTGTATATCGTGTAGATGACCATTACTATTTAATTGCAGGACACAGACGTTTGGAAGCGTTAAAAGAACTGGCATTAGATAAAGCAGCCATCTATGAAAGACCAGAACCTAATGGTGACTTTACTCAACTACAAGTATCTGAAAACACTATGAGAAAAGACTTGACTCTCTATGAAGAGATAATGGCTTTTAAATCAATGGTTGATACTAAAATGACTATTACTGAAGTAGCTGACAAGTTCGGTCATTCACGTAATTATGTTATCCGTAGAATTGAATTTGGCAATCTAATACCCGCATTATTAAAACCTGAAACATTTGATGATGCACCAGATCGTTTTCTTTCACATTTGCGAGACTTTGCTAAACATCATAAAAGTCTACAGAAAGAGGCATTGGAGTGGGTTGCAAAAGAAAATAAATGTACAGTAAAAGAATATTGTACTGAACATTTTATTGATAAATCCTATCCAGTTCATTTATTTGGGTATCCTGGACTAACTTCAAATAAGTTACCAAGAGAAGAAGTAGTAACCTTTTGTGATACTAATGTTAAAACAGATAAATACGGTGATACACCGGAAGAACGATTCGTAAAACTACAGAAAGAGTATGGATATAAGGTTAAAACCAATCCAGTTCTTTTCCAAGATGAAGAGTTTAATGACTATTGTGCAGATATGGACTTTATTAAGTTTATCTGGACAGAAGTTTATCCCGAAGAAACACATATTAAATTCAATAAATTGAAAATTGATAAAGATATGTATAGCTGGAATGATGGATGTAGTCGTGCCATAATGCCTAAGCTTCTGAGGGCTTTGTATCTCAAAACTCCTTCCATTATTACTTGGAACGGTAAATGGGATGAACCAGTTGTTAAAGTAGCAAGTGGCAGTAAGTCATCAGCTTCATCAAAAGATAAGTCTGATAAACCAGTACGGGATAAATACTATCGTCAAACTAAGAAGTTCGGTAGAATTTTGTCTGCTGGTTATTTAGCTTATCTTAAGAATCGAATCTATGTTTCTCGAAAGAAAGGTTGTATGCCATTGTATAATGCTGGCAATGCATCAAATATCATAGAAGAATGGACAGTAACACAAGGTTTAACTTTAAACCAAATTGATGTTCCCGACCATTTGAATGGTTACAATCTCGATAGAATACGCAAATTACTTGACAAAGATTATGCTTCAAGTGATTTAGCGAAGGCTATTTACAAAGCATTTGTAATAGAGTCTATGAATCAAGCATCATTCAAGAGTTTAAACAAACTTGCCAGAAAGTTAACAAAGCATCATTCGATAACTGCTGTAATGACTTTAAAGGAGTGGTTTAAGCAAGAATGGGATTCTAAAGATTCTGATGAGTTTAAACTTAATGTACTTAGTTGTTTCTCCTTGGCTAATCTAAATACAATATCTAAAGGTAAGAAAATTGATATTGTAGAGTATGCTATACAAAAAAACACTCCATTCCCCTTCATGAGCATTTTCTCTAGTAAGGAAGCAGAGTGGGATACCTTGTCCTTAAAACATTGTTACTTGGACAAGAATGCACTGTATAGTGCTTAAAGTTCTTATTTAAGAGCTGTATTCTAATGGGGGCGGTTTATGTTTTCCGTCCCCTATGTTTTATATGAAACTGCAGAACTGCAGTAGGGTTTACTCCAAACTATAAATCCGGGCATCCTTTTTTCACACAAGTTAATAATCCAACTGAAAATACATTTCCATTCACTCCAAACTCTTGTGCCTGGATGTTCATCATAGAATATTTTCCATTAGATTTTAAAACACGCAAAGTGATGTCTCTCGTTTTTTTGTTGATTTCTTGAATAGCATCATCGTGATCGTCGGGATGAATAAACTCTAAAAGACTTTTTCCAAGCATCTCATCTTCATTAAACCCAAGAATTTTACATAATGCTGGATTCACATTTCTTAAGATTCCTTTACGGGTGCAACTCATCGGCTTATCTGTTTTGTAGAAAACCCAATTCCACCGCTTAGATGCGTCACTCAGCATATCACTAACTTCATCTAATGTTTGTGGTTTGTTTTTTGGCTTGTGTTTAATTAAAGCATTTTTTTCAGCAAGCTCTTTTTCTAAGTATGTAATCTTATCTTTTTGCAAACCTACTATGTATTCAACGTCTACGTTCATTGGACTATCCTTTTCAGTTAAATTAATATTGCCTACAATTTGAATTTCTTCGCTATAAACATTTATTAATTTATCGAGATTGCGATTCCTAACGGGCGATCCATTAAGCCAATTATACAATGTTGAGCGACTGATTCCTGATTTTTTTGATATGGTTGTTAAAGGAATATCTGTTTTCTTCAACCAATTTATTATTTCTGTTTTATACATACTCCATACCCCATGAGAGTTGATTAATTATACAAATAAAACTACAAACATTACAAATATTTAATTTTGTACTGGACAATTATGTACAGTATGCTTACCTTAAAGGGAGGTTATATGTTAATAAAGGATGCGTTAAATTTAGAAACTAGAAACAAACTTATAGAGTTTGGAATGTGGTGCAATGCCACTGAAGTAGACCTACAGCGCAAACTCATCAAAGGCAAAACTTACGCAGGAGAAATCATCAAAATACGGATGATGACTAAGCGAGAATTGTCTGGATATTTAAGAGATATAAATAGCAACAAAGCAGTAAAGATTGCTAGAACAATAAAAGACCCATATATGTACAGGCAGTTTGACATCAAAATACGAACTCAAATAGAACTGTACAGTTATGCGTATAATAGAATGATAACTCTATAACTTTACTGAGATAGGCTTTTGGCAATTACACACGCTTCCTTACCCCTTCCGCATACTGACGCCAGAAGCCTACTCTTTAAGAATCTGAAAGTAATCAAACCTATGAAATTAGACTCCACAAAATGCCCCTATTGTCAATCACCAACAGTTATAAGAGAAGTACCTGAATACGAAGATGAACGTGAAGGTATTTATTTCCCTTATGAGATAGTTATTACCTGTACCGGTATACATAAAGGCAAACAACTAGATATAGCAGATTGGTATAATGCCGATGAAAGTATAGACTCGAAAATTCTTCAAAAATACACACAGGACGATCCAGATATTGTTACTCATAGATGAATTAAGAAATAATTGGACAGCAATGTTTACTCACATAGATGAGATTGTCGAAACAATCACAAAAGATTATCCTCAATTCCAAAGTTTAATCAAACAAGATATAATACAAAAAGCAATTTTATCAACACAGAAGCTTGATAAAATAATTGAACAAGCACAAATACAATCCGATAAGAATCAGGAGCAATTATTTGATGTCAACGAATGAAACAGATATACTCATTGATAATTTGTCTGAATATGCTTTTGCATATTTATATGACTTAAATAATACTAATGAAATGGATGATTCCGCTTTGCATACTGCATTGACTGAAGAATTTGAGCTTAGTAGTTATATTGCAGACAAGTTACTTGATGCTTGGAAAGATGACAGAAATAGACGATTGGCAAAAGCTTTAAAAGAGCCACACCCAGCACATAAACATAGAATAAAAACATTACAAACATTCATAAAGGAGATATTGTGATACACATAGACCCTTATTTACCTGTTAGAACAGTTCCTGTTTTGACAAATGAAGATATAGCCACCGGTTTAGCAAGACCGGAAATCCAACAAGACGGTATTTGGTCACCAATTAAGAACGTAGCCTACTCAACTGAATACAGTTTATTACCCAATGAACGTGTACGTGAAATCGGTGATAGGTTTTCAAATCGCCAAGGTTACACAATTGTAAAAGAGCATTTTAACGGTAAACAATTCACTCTTGTTTATATGTCTGATATGATTCAAGAATCAGGAAGTCTCGGTACAATTCGCGTCGGTGCTATGTTCAGTAATAGTTATGATAGAAGCATTTCATTTAGGATGCAGCTTATGGCTATTGTAGAAATTTGTACAAATGGTATGACAACAAATCGTTTCTTTCCATTTTACAAGTTTAAGCACGATTCGAACTTGGATAATAACTTGAATGAACTCGATAACCAGATTGATGTTTATACAGACCCCAATGGTGATAATATAGACAGATTTAAAGAGTTTGTTACTGCTATTGAGCCCATTTACGACATGGGTGTAACAAAACATAGTTTATCTGAGTTAAGAAAGCTGTTGCCACCCAAGAAGTTGACTCCAAATAACTTTGGAAAGATAATGGATAACTATCTTAGCAGAAAAGATGACTCAATGTGGTCATTATTTAATGCGGGTACAGATCATTACTGGCATAAGAAGAGCGACATGAATATGAATCGTCAATGGGTGGACGCATTCTTAGATATAGCAAAAGCATAATTTTAAATGGGGGGCTGGAATTTTATTACATTACGGATTCCTCCTTTGTTTCAGTCCCCCTTGCTCCTAGGAGATTTAATGGGAAAAGTAAAAGCAATGTACGCAGAAATGGAAGAAAGAAATAACTGGAAAGAAGCAGATGCATACTATGCGTCGAAAGAAGTTGATGATTGCCATGAACCTAAATACGGTTATGTATTAAAGGCTTTTCATGGAAGTTATTTTGGCATTTTCCTACATGAAATATTAAAAAGATTAGACGATGCTGAATACAAAATTCATAAACTGGAAAAGGAAAAAGAAGTATGAATGAAATGGAATCAATGAATATCTACGATGTACTTAGGCTCGAAGAGTATAAGCAATTCGTAGAGAAGAAAGGAAAGTTTGATTACTTGTCTTGGGCAGTAGCCTGGGATAAAGTAAAAAGGAACTTTCCTTATGCTAGATATAAAGCAAGGGAGTATGATGTAATTATAGGTGGCAATACACTTACGCTGCCTTACATGGTTTTACCTAACCAAACGGCTATGGTAAAAGTAGATGTTTGGATTACAGATGCAAATAACGATGAACACGTAGGTACTATGGAATTAGCTATTCGTGATAATCGAAACCAAGCAGTTGTAGACCCCGATTCTGCACAAGTAGAAAATTCAATACGCAGATGTTTAGCCAAAGCAGTATCTGCCGTTACTGGATTTGGTATAGAATTGTGGTTTGGTGAAGATATTAAAGGTCTTGATTATACCAAAGAGACGCATTTCACAGGACATGAGTTAAAGATTGGTAATGCAACTGGTAAACAAACACGTAAACTGGATGAATTAAGAAGAAATACGGATTGTCCATCAGCTGATAAGAAACGTATCCAAGAAATCAAAGATGACGGTTGGGATATATCAGAAAATCACGCTCAAATTGTGATTAACGATGTTAGTGAAGCAGTTCGTCTTAATAAGAAACCAACAAAAACAAAAATTAACTCTGTTCAAAAGTTAGTGGATACAGTTGATGTATCTGATGATAAAAGAAATGAGTTAAATAAGTTTATGGCAAGTGAAATGACAACACATGAGCTGGAAACCTTAGAAACTAAATTAAATAACAAACTGGAGAGCAAATGAGTTTTACTGTATCTAAAAATGGAAGTGCAGTACCTAATGGAGCATCAGATTGGCCAAAAGGTGTGTATATAGACAGATTACTAATTACTGAAGTAGCAAATGTTGAGAATAAATATGATTATGATATATCAATATTTGTTAAAGGTGATACGCCCGATCACCCTAACTCTAAATACCCCACATCATTCTACATGAATGGCAATCACGCTAAAGATAAGGGTGTCAGCAGTGATTGGGGTTCAGGTAAGTCTGAACCTCCTGTAAGAGGTGGATCATGGAAGATCAGACACTTATTGGAAAAGATTGGGATAGAAAGCAAATCTCCAATGAATGACGATAAGAGTGGTTTAAGTGATGAATGCATTAGTGACTGTATTGGTAGAAGTGTTTATATCTTGCAGTATGAGACTACAGACACCAACCAAAATGGTAATCCTAAAAGAGCTACTTGGTTCTGGTTTGCTAATGAAGAAGAAGGCAAAAAAGTATTACTAGATAAATGGCGGTCTTTTAAAGACAAGCCCAAGAAGTACAATGCTAGTCCGACTCAAAAACTGTCTAATATGTGGGCAAGTAAACCATCAGCTGACAGTACACCTGACTTATAATGGCTTTTCCATTTAATGAAGTCGGTGTCTCTAAAAGCGCTCCAAGGAAAGCACTGAATAGTGAAGACCTTATAGTTGAATGGCTTTCTCAGATACCCAATAAAAGCATTATTGGTTCTCACCACATACAGATAGATGTTGCTCAATGGATTCGTGAAACTTATGGTAAAATGTTCAATCCCGATACTTTAATGAGAAAGTTCAGGGGCATTAAGAATGAAAAAACATATATGTTAAATAATTCTGGTGTCACCTTAAAGGAATTGAATATAGGAGGAAAGGAGAAAACTTGGGAAGTACAGAACGCTACGTAGAAATAGCATCTGGTCATATTACTAACAGGGGTTGGGCAGATAAAGTTTCAAATCTGCCTAATCTTATTGGTAATTCAGAAGATCAGCATGAATTGTACCATAGTTGGTATACATTTGACGATGATATAAAAAGACACCTAAATGGTAAAAACTCTATTAGCAACTTTAGAGGGTCTTTCTACATAGAAAAGATAATACTGGATTTAGATAAGAAAAATTTATCTGATGAAGATTTTTTATCTTTTGTAAGGTTCTTTGTTAATACTGAATTGAAAGATGATTTAGGTATTAAAGATGAGCACATTCAAGTATGGTTTAGTGGTACAGGATTTCATGTTATTCTACCGAACTTGTTTGGATTTACTCCATCAATAACTCTACCCTTCTCTGTAAAAAGTACACTCCAAGATGTTTTCCCCGATTGTGATATTATATACGATGGGTCAAGACTCATAAGAGCATCATTCAGCTACAATAAAAAAAGTGGTTTATTTAAGATTCCGCTTACAATAAAAGAACTTAATAAGATGACTTTTGAAGAGATTCAGAAATATGCATCTACTATTCCCGCAGATATAGATTTTACTAAATACGATTTTAAGAATGTAACTCCATACTTAAAACAATACCTGAAATTGAAATCCGATAAACTGATTCAATCGGCTACTATTAAAAGGTCAGCTTTTGACATTGACCCTACTACAGTAGTTACTTGTATGCAAACAGTTCTCTCTAAACCTCCTGTTCCTGGAGAAAGAAATGACTCAATGATGAGACTCGCAGCTTGGATGAGAAGAAATGGTCTTCCACAAGAAGTTGTACTTCGAACATTGGCACAATGGTCTGGAAATGAACAGGAAGCAATATCAACAACTAAAAGTGAATTTGAAAAAGGATACAATTACTGGTGTGATGATGCAATAATGTCAAAACACTGTGATCCTAAATGTATTTACTTTAAACGTAAAGACTATTCAATGGCTTTAGAAAGCGCTGAAACTCTTGCTGAAAAGTTTGTTGTATTTGTGAAGAAAGGCATATCTGAAAAGGCATTCAATTTCAAAGATATATATAACATTAATTACAATTTCTGGGTACTGCCCGGTGAATTGGTTATCATATTGGGAGATACCGGAATGGGTAAATCCACATATGTATCCAATCTCTGTGCAATGCTTAGAAATCATAAGATAATGTATTTGTCATTAGAGAACAACTGGCATATGACCTATAAAAGGTTTTGTCAAATAGTTCAAGGCTATACGCACGATGAAGTAATGAAATATCATGCAGAATTAGACAATGTGGATAATCTTTATTCAATGTTTGACCATATCAACTTTGGTCATATGTCTCCTGATATTGATAAGCTTCAAGAAACAGTAGCATACCAAAGTCCTCATATTGTAGTTGTTGATACTACAGATGAAATGCACGTTAAAAATGTCCATAACGAGTTTGACAGAATGAATCAAATCATTATAAAACTAAAAGACATTGCAACGAATCAAGACTGTATAGTCTTGGCGGTTCATCATGTAAATAAAGAGGCTGCTAAGAATGGTATTGTGAACCTTCACTCTGCTAAAGGCACAAGCACCGTTGTTCAGAAAGCTGATAAAGTTCTTACCATTAATGGTGATGAGAACCATTCAGATAGGATGATCTATTCTGAAAAGAACAGAGATGGCGGTAAGCTGAAGATGATGTTCGAATTTGACAAAAAGCATATGTTGTTTAAACAAAAGCTAGTACCAACAGTAGGAGACTATTCTTGAAGTATATAATAAGAATGCAATTTCAAAACGGTGAAGAAGGAGTAGGGATGCGCTTAGTATTCCTTACTCTGCTGAATATGTTTGTGGGGTTTCATAGCATGAACGGAGAACATTTAAATCTCGGTTTAGGCATTGGACCAATGGAACTCAGCTTCACATTACACAGGTGGAATAGATGGCTACCATAGTTAAAACATTAGACCATTTGAAAGAATGTGCGATTGTTGAGTCATCCGATTTTTGGATTAGGCTTAATGGTGGTGCAAAATCAAGTAAGGATATAAAATACTACGAAGATGGTAGCTGGGGCGTATTTCACTCCATTGACGATTCTTTTTGTGAGTATGAAAACGATAAAGACTTCATAGAAGATGAAGATTTTATTATAAAAGCCATTAAAACAAATAACCTTATTTGGGAAAATTATGAGTAGTCCAAGTAAACAAAAAGGTAATCGTTTCGAAAATGAATTAGTAACCCTCGCTAAGGAGTGGGGGTTACAGGCTCAACGTGCATGGGGATCCAATGGTAGAGCCATGGGCGAACATGAAGAAGTTGATTGTAAGATAGAGGAGTATACAGTCCAGGCTAAACGTAGAAAGTCTATTGCCAAGTTTTTGAAATGTGAGCATACAGATATAGTAGCATTCAGGGAAGACCGTGGAGACACGTATGCCCTAATGCCTTTTGATACATTTTTAGATTTAATGAAAAGGATAAAAGGATGATAGAAATAAAGACTAAAGAGATTGTAAGGACAGAATATATGATAGGAATGTACTATTCACTTGATGATTTAAAAGAACAGGCAGAATCTTTGTATAAGACAAATCCTGAAAGTAACCAACTCCTTGTAATAAATAATGCTATAAGAGATGGTTCAAAAGCTATTGAAGATATGGAAAGAGCTGTTAATAAGTCTTCTGTAACTGAAACCGATGTTTTAAATAACGCAGATTGTCTAAATGAAAACTGTGATTAAAGAATTGAGACTTCTCATAGGCAATGGTTGCCAAGCACTTTATCTAACCAATGATCCACTCGTGGAGAGGAAGGAAAAAGTAAAAAGGTAATGGCAGATGAAAAGGTTGGCACTGAAGTCTCAAAAATTGCAATCATCGAAGGTGGGAACACTAGGATATGTAGGCTCTGTCAGGGGTGCCTATATGTCCGACCTTCCCACCTGAAATGTAAAGGAATATATGGAAGAACTATACGATATAGATAATATGGACACTTGGTATTTGAGTACACAGCCAAAAGCTAAAAAAGGACAGGCGAATCTCAAAACATACGCATTGTATTATTGCGAGAATTGTGAATCTGTATGGGAAATATCATGTACTGGTACAGTGTTAAGATATAAACATCTTCCGACATACGGAAAAACAAGAGTTGCGTGTCGTCCTTGTAAAAACGGACATAACAAAACATACCAGCAAACTAATGGAACACATTAAAGAAGTATTAACAGATATAATGAAAGAAAATACAAGTAACCCGCAAGTCAATTTTGACATAAGTGAAATTTACGATATTGAGATTGAAGGTATTGACTTAAAAGATTCACCAGATTTTTGCGATGCATACATATGTAAAGCATTTTACAACCTACTCATCCCACGTGAATTAACAGAAGAAGAATGCATTCAGTTACAAGATAATAATCCAGAATGGTTTTATGAAAAAGTATGTGATGAGGCTTATGGTGAGTGAATTTATCAAAAATGAAATATTACTGAATCTTGAGCAAGTATGTAAAAATAAGCAAATATCCATTACTAAAGCAGTAGCATCTGTAATGAATGACTGGCAACTTGATTCATTAACTGCCTCAGACCTTGTATTTGATTGGTGGACTACACTAAAACATTACAATGAGTAGCTATATAATATTAACAGTTTGGATATTTATAATCTGTCTATGTGAGTATCTGCTAAGTTTTCAAAAAGGAAAATGAAAAATGAACGACCGACTATTTACAGAAATGATAAATCTAAAAAATCGTATTGTGTATTATTACAGGATAAATCAATGCTTTGAAAGAAATGTTATAGATCGTTTTGCTGATATATGGGCAACTTATAACGATACGATACAGGCATTGAGTTTTATGAAATATGAAATTCGTAGTGATGAGTTTACATCTGCTGATTTTGAAGAAATCTATAACAGATAACCAAAGGAGAATGAAAAATGAAAAAGTTCTTAAAAGCAATGCAAAATGTAACTGATTTTGTAATTGGTAAACCTAAAAAGAAAAAAAGGAAGTATAAAAGGAGGAGTAAGAAATGAGATATTACTGGGAAGTTTTATTTAGCTCAGAGTATTTCCCATATTGGGAATTTACAATGGTAATGATGTTAGCATTAATACTAAGCATACTCTGGAGAATGCATAGAACAGAAACTAAAATTGATATACAGAACGATTTACTACATCATATTATTGATGAAGTTGAATAATGGAATCAGCAGTTCCTGAATCTCACTATAAAAGTGAGATGTCTCGATTATCAAAAGATATATTTGATTTAGAAAAGGAAGTGAAGCATTTAAAACTTGCTTTAATAGATATCAAATCAAAAAGCACAGATATACAATTCTATGGTGGTCAATCAGAAAATCTATCCCCCATAGTGGATGAGATTATTGACAAGATTAATAAAATACTGGGAAGCTAATGGTGATTATGAATATAGCAGAATGGATAGCAAATCTACTGGTACTAGGAGTAGCTGCAGGTATATGGGTTATTACAATATTTGGAATAATGCTAATAACCGTAACCCTTGTAGAAGGATATAAAAAACTTAAGACATAGGTAGGGCAAAGGAAGCCAAGATGGAGATGACGAATGGCTTCCAAACAAGAACAACGGGAATATCGTGATAAACGACGGGCTAGAATAGCTGATCTTAAATACTATTTTGGCAAAGATGCAGATGAATGGGTAAACCTTAAAATAATAGCAGAAGATAAGGCGTTAGATAGTTGGCGTGGTAAAAATCCCACCGAATATCCGCCTTATCTCTGTATTGAGTGCAACCGGTATTGGGCATACTACCTAGACCGAAGAAAACAGAAACAATGTGAATACCTTTCTAAGGATACATTTAACAGAATAAGATGCCACAGGGTAATCTGTGAGGAGTGTAAAAATGTATAAAACAACCATGTGGCGAGAATGCCCATTTATACGTAGTGATAAAGTATATCGGTTTCAAACAGATGACCCCCATATTCATAAAAAAATGAGACAAAGAAAAGATTTCAAACTTGTTTTATGGGGTTTGAATAAAAAACTATGGGTATACGCTTCAGAGAGAAATTCGCTCGAGAAAGCCAAAAGAACTTTAGGCAACCTTACCCATGGAAAAGTAAATAAAGGTACCGTAAAAGGCGAATATTGGGCTGAGAGTACCCCATATATCGCTCCAAAATAAGGAATAGTGATATGAAGTGGTATTATGAATGGAAAAAGAATGCAAAAGCATTAAAAGAAGAAAAGTATCAGGAAGCTTGGATAATTATTAAAATGTTTAATGAATTGGAAAAGCTGAAAAAATCAGTAGATAACGCTAAAAGGAGAATTACTTTTAGACCAAACTTTAAAGAGTAAAGTCTTCTATATCCGTAGCAAGTAAGGGGGCGTAATGTTTTTCGGTAGTAACTACGGATGTATGTCCTAATAATTTACTGACTTTAAAAATGGGCATATTCTTCTTTGTAATTAAGTTATAACCAAAGGTTCTACGTAAATCGTGGAAGCGACCTCCTGTTATTTCCAAATTGCGTAAATTCTTTTTAAAATGATGAGTTATATAATTTTCCTTATACTCCCACATCCCTACTTTCTTAGACAGTATTTCTCTTGCCTGTTTATTTAAACGAATAAGCCGTTTTCCTGTCTTGCCATGAGTTTCAAAATATAAGGGTTTGAAATTATAAGCCTTTAAACCTACCAGCTCCCCCCTCCTTGCTCCCGTATAATAAGCAAAATTAACAAATAACCTGAAATCTTCATCTTCAATACGATTTAATATTAAATACATTTCAGCATCATCAAAGACACGTGTCCTCGGTACGCCTTGCAAAAGACTTGTAAAGGGCTGTTGGTCTGTTCTTATGTTTCTATCTTTGCCCCATTTTATACAAGTATTGACTCTACCTCGTACTATAGCAGCACTATTGGGATTCTCGGGGACACCATCATTAATAAACTTATATAAAGCCCTAGTGGTCATATCACGGCTATCATCAGTCCATAAATGTTTATGTGCCAGATATTCAATAACTAAGTGCCTGAAAGGAATAAGTCTTGTCTCCTTAACTGGATTATAAAACTCGTTTAAAGCTTGATATTCTAAAGCTGAATGTAACTTATTGGCTATACTTTCTGATATGGTATGTGCGGGCAATTGTATTGGTCTACCTTTTATTGTTTTGCGATAATAGATGTATCCGTTTCTACCTTTATACAGATTCTTTTTCAACATTATTTACTGTCATATTGCTGTCTTGATATTTGGATTAGTTACTGAACTCTATGTTTACTGTCAGTCGGGGTGGGGAGATTCGAACTCCCGACCTCGTCGTCCCGAACGACCGTCAGACAACTTCCTTACAGGAGAAGATATAATGAAAAGTATAATAAAGTAAAGAAAAAAGTCTAATATGTTACTGCTGGGGTGATACTATTTTATATTGTATTGCTGTAATAAAGACTTTCTTGAATTAAATAACTTATCATACACATCTTGTGTATCAATTCTTTTCATAGATTTATCAAAATTCCACAACAGTCCTTCAATTTGTTTATTTGAATACCCAGCGTTTTGTAAATCTCGCAATTGTCTATTGTTATTTAACTTACCTGATCCCCAAACTGACCCCACCCTCGCTTCAACTTCTAGCGGTTTACTTACATAGCTATGATGAGCGCCTATTTTCTGTTTTAATCTACTTTTTTTCATGAAAGCCCAAGAATTTGGATGAAATTCATCCGATAAAGCCCTATTGGCTCTCCATTTAAAACCTAATTTGTCTATTTCAGCTCTCCATTGATGTTTATTTATAGCCTTACCCATATTTGGTAAATTTTCAAAATCCATTAAAGTTTTCCTCTTGTCAAACCATTGTTTACCACGGGAAAACCCAAATGTTTCTGGGTCAAAAATCTTATTAACAGTCCCTTTATGTTCTTGTAGGGCATGAACTTTTTCATGCATTAATGTATCAAAAGCACCTTTTTTGTAAAGCTTCATTTTAAACCAATTATTAGGGATATACATTTTTATATTTTCTGAAACATTGTCCCAAGGTGCATCTGCTGTATAACTACCAGCCGTCCTCTGTAAAGGCTTTTGATGTACATAGTCTATAGGTATATCAAGTTTATCAAATTGCTTATTTAGTAAGTTGTAATTTTTACTATGTATTCTTTCTGTGGGCAATTGACTAATCATTTTGGCTCTCATTGGTGCAGTAGCCTTATTTAAATTTCTATAACCTCGTGCAAGGGTAAGTGGATCAGCTATTACAGATATAGCTTCACCTAAATCAGATTCGGGAGATACAGTTTCATAATTACCCGATGGTAATATACCAAATAGGTTTCTGTCTGTACCACTATATAAGCCCTTTAATACACCACCTACACCTGTATCTGGAACAAGGTTACCAATCTTATCAATAAGGTTAGGGTTATATTCTGATATTAATCCATGTCTACGTGGGTTATCAACTATAGGTATAGGCATATCAACTCTCGTTGATGATGGCTCTTCTACAGTAAATCCGTTAAATTTAGGCGGCATTTTTAAGCTCCTGTTCTTCTTCTTTCTTTTTACGTGCCTTTTTCATCTTCTGTGCAAGTCTATGGACAGGGAGACCAGTTGTTTCTTCAAGCCACATTTCAGGCACATCTACAATTCTATTAATACTTCTAGCCATACGACCAAAAGGAGCCCAAGTCCATAATTGATAATTTAAAAATGGCTCCCAATCATTATTGATAATAGCCTTAGTCGGTCCAAGAAAGAATCTTAGCGAAGGACCGGTAACAGTAGACAAAGGTGCTAATGCGGGATGAGGCCATTGGTTAAAGAAAGCACGCTCTCTTCGTTTCTCATCACCAAATAACCAATCTGCCGTATCTTGCATATAAGACATAGGCGGTGGTAATGCTGAATCAAATATAGATGATACAAATATATTAGCCAGAGCAAAGGCAAAAGCATCTAGCATTAGTATTCTCTGAAATCTTTTACCGGGAACCGTATTCATGTCAAACCCGTAAATATTGGCTCTTTGGTAAGCTAGTCGTCTAAAACGTATTGAATTCCAAGCAAAAGGCATAAAACGGGTAAGCATCTTTCCCGTAGATGTTCTAGAAAATGCTGGTCTTGCACTCGCATGGTATAAGAACTGTGTGGCTTTAACACCTTCAGTCGCCATTCTTAACAGATAAGGATTATCAAATTTTAAATTTGGTATTACATCTGAAAGTATCTCATAGTTATTCAAATAGTGAGACAGGAATGCATCTCTTCTCAGCATACGTTCTGATTTACGCATGAACCACGCACCGCCATCAACCATTGCTTTATTTAAACCGTGTTTTTTAGCCAAGTCATATACAGACTGATCCGGCATATTGTAGTCTTTCTTTAGATCATCTACAAATTCCTTTAAAAAGCCCTTCATTTTGGTTCCACGAAAACCACGCTCTAACTGAGCTTCGGATACAATAAATGATTCCAAAGCACCTGATTCTTCAGCAAACCTATTTAACCATACATTAACATTGTCGGGTGTTATTTTTGTACCATCTCTTAGCTTACCGCCCTTAAATATGTTATACAGGAAAGGCTTATCTTTTGTGTTCGCAAAATGCCTAATGCCGTTACGAGATATAGTATTCACACTACCGCCCAGCATATTACCCATAGCTGTTTTTGGATGAGACAGAAGTGATATAAGAGACCATTTAGCTTCAAATGCACCTATTTTTTTAGCCACATTCATTAAAGCCAACTTTCTTGCTTGTTCACCCTTGGGTAGGTCTTCAACAAAAGGAAGTTTTGGATTTGCCTTACCTCCAAGTTTAAAAGCAACCCATTCTAATTTCTTAGCAATATTCTCATCACTCAATTTATAATAAGCAGTTTTCTTAACTTTCTTTAAACGATCATCCCTTCGTAATATTTCCTTGAGTTCTTTGTGATCCTTCATGTCTTCAGGGGTTATTAAATTATCTGGCTTTTTCTCAAAATCCTTTACCCTAGTTCTATATCGTTTAATTTGGTCTTTATTTAAACCTATTAAATCAGATGAGAAAACAGAAGCATAACCCATAACATCCCGAGCATACATCTTCATAAAGTTTTCCCAATCTTTCATATCATCTTCTTTCAGAATCTTGTTCTTTCTCTTGAATCTGTCTATAGCCTTATGGGAAACTAAAGCTGTGAGATTTTTATGAAAGGATGATACCCATTGGCTAGAATAAGCATCTACTACATCAAAGTCTAGACTGAACCCAGGCATAGGATTCTCACCCCTTGCTTTACCAGTACCGGGACGTTCATTAAAACCTATATTTTCAAATATTCTAGAATCGGTTTTATTTGCAAGTAGCCATTCAGTAGCCGTTTTACTTGCACCGCCATCTTCTGATACACGACCTCCTAAGAAATTTTCAAAGTCTACTTCCTGTTTAGCTACAAATCTTTCTATAAACTCATCTTTAGAAATTTCACCTTTAAGTAAAAATTCAACATTATCATCAGTGCTTTTACTGGTCATCCATTTCTTTTTTATTTTATAGTCACCCTTGGATAGGTCTAGCTTAGACACATTTAAAATATCGTCCGCATACTTACCAGCCTCCGATCTCAGAAGACCTATCTGTTCATTTACAAATTCCCTGACTTCCCTACGGCTTTTTCTTGTAGCCATATGCATCATCTGAGGCCAATAGTTCTGTACCTTACCAATTGATTTATAAGCAGATGCTTGGTCATCACCTTTCGGGTCTTTCTGCGCTCTTAAACTTTCACGATAACGCTTAGCATCCATAGAATCTGGTTTAAGTTTCTTTTTAGCAACTTGTTCTTCTAGGATTATTTCATACTGCATTCTGTTTAAAAGATCAACAGAAAGAGATGTTTGGTTTACTAAAGATTCAAATTGTTTCTTTTTACCAAAGGCTGCTGCATCCAATACCATTCTCTGTATTCTGTCTACATCCATTCTACCATAAGCATTAAAACGCACCAGATGATCTTTTATACCGTCATAGTCTCTTTTTTTAGCATCATCTATAATGCTCCAGTCAATTCCGCTTGTTACCCATTTTTTATATATTCTATCAAAAGTCTTTTCATGTTTATCAACAATCCATTGCATGACTTCTTCACCAGACTTTTCTTTAGATTTACCACCTTCAGTAATCCTATACGTTTTATTCTTTAGCTCATTATATATAGGTTTGTATTCTTCCCATAACTTTTTATAATATTCTTGACGTTTTGTTTTGGATTCTGGGGCTCCTGAAACTTCTTTGCCTTCCGACAACTTTCTTGAAGTAGCTGCCCTATGTAATTGCGCAAACTCTGTGGTACCATTATCAAGCCCAAGTATCTGATCTCTCCAAGGGTATGCTCTTTGAATCTCTTCTTGTTCTGCTTCTTTATAAGCATTCTCAAACTGATAAATCTGATTAAAAGATTCACTCAAATACTGAAACGTACTGAACGGAACACGTATATTTACAAAACCTACTTTTTCTTTTGCATAGTTATAGGGAACATCATATTTATAAACTTGTGTCATATCATAAGAAAGCTGCTTCTCGCCTAGGCGCTCAGGAAACATAAGATAATATGCTTTCTTAACTCGTGGAACTTTTGCAGATGCTATCCTTGTGGTTCTTAAATATTTCTGAAACTGCCTCAAGTCTTTCCATGTGGCATCTGATATCTTTTTACTAATTCCGCTACCTTCAAGACTGTACATGGCATACATTTCTTCTATCCTTGTAGGATACTCAGGTGGCATAGCTTTTAAGTCTTCAACAAGCATATCCATTATACGGGGTATATCTTCAGGTATCTTATCTTTTGGAATGTCTTCCATCTTCTTACCCTTAAAGACATTGTCAAAGAAACGCTCCAGAACAATCTTGGATTCTGTTTCCTTTTGTGACCTAGTAACCGCATCCCCAATTTCCACTTTTTCAGGAATCAATGCTTCTGCATCTTTTTTCATTGTATCAACAAGTGGCTTATCTCTGCGGACTACATTCCACATTTTAGCAAAACCCTGTATAAAATCCTTTTTAATACGTTCAGGGACTTCCCTGGTCTCAAACGGAAAACGATTTAAACTTGTTTTATTATAGAACTTGCTCCAATTATCAAGGGCTCCCTTATAGTATTCCACCATCTCCTTGTTGGGATTCTCTCTGGCTTCCTGTTCGCTTAACCAATCAGTTATAATCTTTTTAGACTTTTGACTTGAGAACGGTTGTGGATATAAGGTGCTTGTCATATAGGTATGATAGTAATCAAGAGCTAGGTCTGTTTCTATACCTAATTCTTTTGCTCTATCATTAATGGCACGTCTTACCTTTTTCATTGACCTTTCAACATCATCAAGAGCATATTTTGCAGGTAAAAACTTATTCTTATTCCCTTGCCTGGCATTACGCCAGTTTGTTTTAGTAAGTACCGCCTCTTCAGCTAATAGACCTAAGAAATCGTAAGCATCTTTTTCTGATCTACCAGCTTTAACAATAGCATTAAACAGTTTTTCTCCACGTTTGGATACAACTATGGCACTATAAACGTCCATTGCATCATTCAGAATGAGTTTAGATTCCTTTAATGGCTCCATAGGGCTAACAACTTTATCTGCCCACGCAGAATCGAATACTTTCTGCCAACGTGGATCAAGGTTAGGGTTATTCGCCAATCCCATTGATTTTAAACCTTCAATATTTATATCGTTTAAATCAGTATGATTTGAAAACTCCCTATCTATTCTCTTTTGTAATTCAACCACATCTGTTTCAAGATATGTAGGGCGAACCATAAACTTCTTTCTTACAAGGAAATCCCTTACACTCTTGTCCCCTTTCCAAGTATCATTAAGTGTATTAACAAGTTTTCTCCACTCTTTATTACCCTTTGCATACTTAAGATTAATAGCATTAGCAGACATTCTATCTGAAAGCCACAACAAGGAGTTCATTCTATCTTCGGTAGAAGTGGCGCCCTCCATAGCTTTTTGAACTTCTTCTATATTCCACTGTCTATTTGTTTTATAGTTAAAGCCGAATAACTTGTTATTGACTTCATATAAGTTGCCATAATCTGTGTCAACTATATCTTTATATTTAAAATCAATGACCTTTCCCTTATTGTCCCTGGCTACAATCTTATTAAAAGCGCTTTTCAATAGGACTTCTCTCATATCTAAAGGAATCATCATTTCCCAATAATTAGAACTATCTGCCGTTCTACTTGATGCTTCTACAGAAAGCCTTCTATAGCCTCTAACTTCATCAAGTTTCTTTTCAGAAGTCTCAAGGGTAACTGTACCATACTTCTTACCCTTTTTCATTAAGTCTAATTGTACTTTACCGCCTCTATTTTTAATAATATCAGCAGTCATATAATTCAGCATAGTTTTAGCATTGACCACTGTCCCCATACCTCGCTTTCCACTATACGATGATATACCGGCTTTTCTTAAAGACGATGGAAGATACTGACTTACTTTACTATTAATAAGGGCTGGTGTCTCTCCCGTACCGAATAAACCGTCCAACTCTTTTGATTTATTAGCATATGTAGCATCCTTGCCGTCTATTTTCATAGACTGCTCATTCTCATTTTTACGTATCTGGTAACGAAATGCTTTAGGAAGACCTTGATACATAAATACTTTATCGCCATCAACGTCCATACCGTCTAAATAGAAATGGTCTTTGGGATTCAAATATGTACCGTGGTCTGGCTTTTTGCTGGAGTTTTCTACAAATCCGTCAAATCTGAGCATTCTTGTACCGCTTACTGCAGATGATGGGACTCTCATTACAGCAATATCAAGCATCTCTTCTAGGGACATAGCAGTAGTATAATCTTTGCTTTTCATTGCTGTTTGATAGACATCCCATAATTCACCCAATGTTTGTTCGGTCTCAGTCTCTCCCCATCTGGCTTTAAATTTATCACGCATGGAATGACCAAGCTTGAATGTACCCTCACCTATTTGTCCATGTTTTAATGTTGTTATGGGATCAACACCAGCTCCCCATGAAGATGCAGAATATTTCCATTTTGGATACATATATTTAATTTTACGATACCTTAATACCATTGCCTGATAAAGTTCAGGTTCCCACATAGTTGATACAGGATCAAAATCACTGTATTTAGCTATTCTCTGTAGTCTTGTAGTATAGTCAGCTATGTCTATTAAACTATTTTCTTCACCAAAGGAATCTATATATTCATTATACTTTGTTTCCTTGGTCATATGCATAAGTAGTTGTTTAAAAAGCGGATGGTATGGATTATTTACAATAGAAACAAACTCAGCATCACCTATATCTTTGATATGGAAATTGTCAGGGATAGTAGACTTAGGATTCTTGGTTAAAGCTTTTACAACTTGATTAGCTTCCTTTACTCCATCAATAGCGGGAGCAAACACTTCATTCATTAGAGACTCATATCCTTCTTTTGATACTTGTAACTCATTTAAAAGTACATGAAACTGCTTTTTAACAGTTTGTGATTCGTATGCGTGTTCATCTTCCCTGACACCATAATCAATACGTAAATCTTTAATATTGATTTTAACGGGCTTTAAATCTTTGGTCTTTACTTTATTGCCCTTTTTATCTTTAAACCTATATTCAGCATTACCCTTTTTATCTTTGCCTGCTTCACCCCAGTATATTTCAGTATTATCAGGCAATACCTTTGTTGAGCTTATTGCTGCTATACCTACATTAGTTTGACCAGTCGCCTTATCGTATTCAGCATGGGATGGATGTAGACCACCCTTAATAGCAAATAGCTTACCATCTACCCAAGCCCATACAGTTGGTTTAATTCTTGATGTGCTTTCAGGGAAACCTTCAGTCTTAACTATACGTGAAAAGAGTTTCTCAGGCAATGTTATCCAACCATCTATCATACTCTCATAGGGTTGCCCCTTGTCCCTAGTTTTACCATCTGTTGTGGTATAGAATTTTGGATGCAAAGTTCCTACGGTATTAGTTTTGTGATTTCCTTTAGGAACGTCATCTACAATAACAAAACCGATAGTACCATCTGGTGCAATATCTAAGAAATCTTCTCCCCTTAACGGGATACCCTTACTTGCCTGTAGTGTTTCACGCTTTACTCTATCTGGAGCATTTTTAAATTGTGCATGAGGCTCATAAAGAAAGTTAGACATTACTGTCTTGCGATACATATCCCATGCTTTTGTACGCATCTCACTATTAACATTTTTCCAGTTCCCAAAATGGGATTTCATCCATATATCGAAATCCTGTGTTATATATTTTCTTGCCTGTGGGTCTACTTTCTGAAGTTCTTTAACTACTTCATCCCACTTCTCGGAGTTTACAATGCGCTCTCCCTTATTCTCTGGATTTACTATAGTAGCTTCAGGGTGATATGGATATACACGTTCTGTACCCTTGTCTTTATTGGGGATTTTAGCATAACGATTTCTTTCATCAAGATTGACTGCAAGATTCCACCAATCAGATGGCTTCATTACATTTACATAAGAATCTGAATCTTTATCATATCTGGTATCATATAGATCAAAAATGCGATCACCGTATTTGGTAGACTTTATTTCATTAACACGGATATTGGGTGGGAATACATTGAATCCATCGGAAATCTCTTCTTCCTTAAAATGCAGTTCATCTGATGCTGGAGGTCTATTATCCGCTACTCGCTTTCCCATAGGGTCATGAGTAGTTCTGTAATCAAGTTTATTCCCTAAGCGGTCAAAGTGTATATAGGGTTGCAGTTCTTCAACTTGCATACGATTAAATACTGAACGTATACCTTGCTTTGCTTTAGGAGATACTACATAACCGGGATAAGTTGATTGTATATCTTCTATAAAACTTTCAAAAGTAAGGGTCTCTTTTTTTGCTTTATTATAGACATCTACTATATTGCTTAATACCTCTATACTTGTTTCTTTCTTACCAATATGTTGTTCAACCTCCGTAAGAAGGTCCTTGATTTGATGAGGAACATCTACTTCTAGTTGTTCATCTATAGGTCTGTCCATATTGGCAATATCACGGACTTCTTTAGTACCTCTTGCCATATCACCATCACCACGTATAATATCAAATATTAAATCTATATCGCCTTCTTTTATACGGGCTATTTCTTTTTCACTCAGTTGATTATATACAACATCAGCTTCATTAGATATACGTAAACCTTCATTCCTGGTCTTATCCGTAACTTCAGCTACAATTTCACCTTCTCTCATACTTTGAGTAAATGTATCTACATCATCCATTGCCCTAATCTTAGCCAATGTTTCATCTTCTTCTGTAAGCTCTTCATTGCGTTCATTCTTCAATTCTTTACGTCTTTTTTCCAGACTTCTTTCTTTAAGAACCTCAGTAACCCTAGCTTTAGCAACCACAGATGCATAAGTAGGATCATCTTTTTTAAGATCGGGGAATAGTTCCATTTGCGGATTATATGTTTCAAAGCGTTCACCGATATGTTTATTAAAGTAATTTTTTACATATATCTGTGATTCCTCAGGGAGTATAGCAAATTCATCCACACTGGTCATTTCACGTTCCCTACCCACAAACTCACCGTCTTTACGGTAAAATTCACCCATATGTTTCTTAGCGGCTTTAATCTTCGCATTGGGATGAGAGTAGCCAAAGAATCCGCCTAAAAGGTATTCGTATATTTGAACAGACGTAGGTGCGCCCTGAGCAGTTGCCATACCACCTTGGAATGCACCACCAGCAACTCCTTGTGCTACCTTTTGCCATATCCATTCTTCAGCACCTTTACGGACATTAGGGTTTGGATGACCTACCATTTTACCAAGATTCATGAAGTTGCCTATGGTACCGAAAACACCACCGGCTATGGCACCATGAACATAGGAGTTCATTACTTCATCCTTACCGCCCCATATTCCGCTAACAGCTGTTGCAGCACCAAGATGCTGTGCGCTCATTAGTACATCTGCAGTTTTACTGCCAGCTAAGACATACTTATCAACACTGACACCGGCTTTTGCAAGACCTTTATAGAGTTGCTTATTTAAAGCATCTCCAACAAGAAACGGAACTGATTTTACACCTTGAGTAGCCTTGGATGTAGTAGCCATAAAGGAACTTGCAGTTTGCAGAGCTTTACCAACTTTAGTTGCCTGACCAACGGCTAATGCGCCTCTAGCAGCTCCAAATGCACCACCACTTAAAATAGTACCGGCAAGAGCAGGGGCAAAACCCAATAAGTGTCCCATACTGTGAACTATTTGACCAGATTCACTTGTGGGATCATCAGCCCATCCAAGCGTAGTGAAACCTTCACTAAAGCCTGAAACAAACTGATTTAATAAGTTATCTTGTTTTTGTTCTTCAACGCCTATATTGCGCTGAAAAGGAATGTCAAATTCCTTTGATGCTTTCTCTATTTCATCTACAAAATCGTCATCAAAATAATACGGATTCTGATTATATACAGAAACATATCTCTGGACTTCATAAGGATTCATGTTTATAAGCTATTTTAATAAGCACCGCTATTATATGCAGAAATCAATCTATCTGGTATTTGTCCCGTTTCTCTAATATATGATCTTTCTTCAGCAGTTAGAGGAGAGCCAGATTCTTTTTGTGAAATCTCCCTTAATTTACGTTTTAGCATATCTCTTCTTCCACGTTCTGCACGAGGAGCGTCTTTAAAAGAGACACCTTCATATGAAGTTTCTTCACCTACCTTACCAATAAGACCGCTACTTTTACCATTAGTTTTATTTATTTCACCACCTAATTTCTTTATGTAACTCTCTAATTCACTTGCTAAAGAACTTCTAATTTTTCCGTACTTACCGCTTTCTAATGCTAAACCACCAGTGGCAGATGCATATTTTTTACCAATCAATTCGTTATGTAATTTTTCAATTGATGATAAGACATGAGTTCTTTTAGCATTATCTTTTGGTAATACAGACATTAATTCAACAGTCTTACCCCATAATGCTACTTTTGGTCTTAAATTCGTTAAAGCATCTTCTTCGTCAAACCCCCACCAATCTGATTCTTCTGGGTCAAATAATAGCGGATCAATAGGTGCTATTTTTGCTTCATTGATTTTTGCCAATTTAAGTTGCTCTGTTTGTAGCCCTATTGCTTGCTCTATGGCATTTTGAGCCTTTATATCCAACACTGCTTCTTGAGTAGATATAAGTCTAGTTCCATCTGGACTAAAGTTCGCACCTCTAGCTACCAAGGTTGGATTTGGGATTCTTTTTTTAGAGTCATTTGGATCAACTATTGTCATAGATATCGGCTGCCCTTTTTCGTCTAGTACATCTACACCCCAATTTGCCATACTGTTCTGTTTTGCAGTGGTTATCATACTAGATAGAACAGCAGTTCGATGTTGAGCAGTGGACGAATCTCTACTTTTATCTCTCTCTATCCTTTTTTTCGCTATTTCATCTGCTCTTTCTCTTTCTTCAGCCCTATAGGTTAGGGTATCTGACCTGAATTTATCATCTCTTATTTTTTCAGCTTCTGCAAATTCAGTAGCTTGCTTTCTATAACTAGCAGTATCTGCCTGAGCTTGAGTTTCTAAGGCAAGTTTTTTATTTTCTATTATTGAAGATAAAAGATTTTGAGTTCCCGATGTGTATCCCGTCCAACGTGTAGCCATAATTCTATCCTTTATAAATGTTAATTAACATTGGGAAGATTCCAAACATTTTGCCCAGATAAAACGGGATTATTCATACCGTAATTAGGCATTGACATACCAGCCATATCAAATAAACTATTACTAAAACTGTCTCCCCAAGCTGCAGTCGCATTAGCATTGCCTATTCTCAACCCTAACTGCCCGCTATTAGCATATTGATTAGCTAAATTTTGCTGACCAGTATTAAACAAATTTGTTTGAAGCATCCTAGCGTCTATATCGCTCTGTAATCCACCAACTTGTCCATATCCAGCTATTCCTTGACCAAAAGCCGTATTTGCGAGACCTCCAAATTGAGAAGCATATCCTAGTCCAGTATTCTGTACATCAACGAATCCTTTTCTCAATCCTTCACTTGCTTGCCTATTTGATGCCTGTCCTAATAATCCAGCCATACCTCCTTGTCCAATTCCTCTTGACGCTAGAGCTTGATTAGTCTGTCTTGCCCCTTGCGCTCCTATATCCCCGAATTGTCTAGAGAGTTCTCCAAACTGCCTTTGATAATACTTAGACCCGGGATCAAGCATTTGTCTGTAAGCCCCCATAAACTCACGCCCAGCCCCCATAGCAGTCCCTGAAGCCCCTCTTAAATCTTTTATAGACCCAGTAAGACCTGAACTGGGATCGTAAGAGACATCCCCTACATCATAATCAAAATCGTGATATATGTCTTTCGGTTTATTTAAATATTTACTTAATAACCCAGCACCCATTAAACCTATTGTTATCGGATCCATTTCATTACTCCTATTTACTTATCCTTAAATGTTAATTCTGCAGATGCCCAACCGTCTTTTGTCCGCCCCTGCAGTTCATACTCTTTATCAGAATTTTGTACAACTCTAATATCACCTAGTTGTCCTTCATACCTATTGGTCTGATCGACTGTAATTTTTTTATTTACGGCATTAATAATATCATTCAAATCATCATACAATTTTGAAAACATTCTGTTTAAAGTCGGAATATCCGTATCGTTTAATATAAATGGTTTCTTTTGTGATATATACATTACTGTTCCGAAGTGACAATTTTGCGCCTATAAATAGTTCCCAGTGCATCTACTGTGCTTGTTTGCCCACTTAAAATCCACTGTAAATGTTTTCCACTTTGTTCATCCGCAGCTACCGTAAAAGAAGTCAAAGACCCAGCTTCCGTCCCTAATGTTCCGTCAATCTTAACAGCAATACCCGTAGACGCATGACCTAGAGAACCGCTTGGAGAACCAGTAACATTGAAATTATTAAATCTTTTTATTTGAGTATCTTGACCTAATGTTAATTTTTTACTGTGCCAATCCCAAGGTTTAACATTTGTAGGGTCATTCATTAAAGTCCACATTTTACTATTACAACTAGCTATTAGTTCTCCATCCTTCCCTAAGATTAAACTAATGGGCTCATTTGTATCTTGAGAACCACCATAGATCATAAAATTTCTCCATAAGTCCCATCTTTTTTTAATAACATTATAAGCCCAAGTAGCATAAACACCGCTTGTTGTTTTAAATACTATAACGAAACTTTTCATTTTATTATAAAACATTACTTTAGGACTATATGTTATATCGACATTTTCCCAACTATAAGTTGAGTCTCCTTTAGATATTGCAATAGAAATAGGACTGGAGTTAGTTCCGTTATTCAAATAAATATTATTTTTATCAGCAAAGCACATTCCATAATCAGATACCGATATTGAATCTTGAGATACGCAACCCACCCCTTCTAATGTGTCTTCTATATATAGATTATTAGGCTCAATCCTATACATATTGTTTTCATCAAAAGCATATACTCTTCCATTGAAAGATTTTAATGCAGTAGGTGTTGTAGGTAAGACTAGAAAGTCGTTTATCCAATTAAATTGATCATATTTATAAGGCTTAGATTTAAAGAGATAATTATTAGCGTCTTTAATAAGTTGGTGATGACATTTTGCAACAAATAAATGACTGTTTAAATCAGTAGATAGGGAATAATTAGGTATACTATGATCTAAAACTTCTGATATACCAGTCCTTCCTTCATAACTTGCACCAAGATTATAATTATCTATAACTGTTTTTGTTCTTGTTGCTCCCCATGTTGTATCAGTAGAATATTTCCAACTAACATTTAAATCATAAGTATCTACGAGTCTATAGAATCCAGTAGGCTCTGTTGTTCCGTCAGTTGCGCTTTCTGCCCTATATAATGCAACCCCTGTTACCCTAGTCCCCAAAGTTTCTGTATATAAGTCCATTGTTATTTCAACATTTTTAGCCAATGGGGATATTAATTGAGTAGCTATACCTAAAGGACCTTCTTGATAACCGTCATATATAAATGAAGCCTTATACCAATATTCTTTTGATGCACTAAACCCACTATTGTTTTCCATATTTGTTTGGGTAAGCGTAACATCTAATGGGGCGGCTAATTTACGTGTCCAAGCTCCAAAATTACTCGTACCAGTTGATGTCATTATGGCTATTTTTCCATTAGCGTAACCCGAGTTAAGGAATAAAGAATATGTAAATCCAGTATCATCTGACGTAACTATAGCATCTTGAACTTTAGCTGCATCTGTTGTGTACTCAAATGTCGGAACAGATGCCCCACCTGATGCAAATCTATAAACAGACTCATCAGTATTGTGAGCCCATGCCGATGTATCTCCCGTACAGAACCAATGGTTAGATGCCATTGTAGCTCCCCCACTTACAGTAGGAGTTGGGTCAATATACTTTAAATGCATTAATTTTGTATCGTGACTGGCTATCCCGCCGCTATTTGCAGTATTTACTGCTATTATAATTCTATCATCAGTTATATGTCCGCTATCGTGACTATAGATAGATGTAATATTATCCCACGTAGTTTGTAAGGTTGCGTTTGTTAAATCAGCATCATCTCCATATTTACCAATAATATCCGTACTAGCCGATGCGGTTTTAAGCCTAACAGGAAACCACTTTGTCTCATCAATATCATTATCGCCATAAGTACCACTGTATACAGGGGCATAATCATTCTTTACAAAATTAAGCACAGGACCATTTATATCTATAACTTGATGAGGAACTGCGCTACTTGTAGTTGCATTTATTAAACAATTTATACCCAATCTATAGGTTTGATGGTCTTCAACTGCAAATTCACATATCCACCCCACCCAATTTGTATCATTACCTTTAATTAACGATGCTTTTGTGTATGGAATAATAGCGGCATTTGCCGGATAAGTATGGCTAGGTGCAGTTCCTTGGCTAGTTGTATTGCTATCGTACCAGTGTCCTACTTGATGATTGTAACTACCCCAAAGAGAAGATTTTATTCCTTGAAAAGGTGTCCTATCCGTAAAAGTTAATGTACCGGCAGTTCCAGTAGGAGCAGTAGCATTTTGTAAAAGCCCTCTTCCAGTCGTTGTAGTTGGAGCAGCTACTTGCCCAGCTCCGTGATAAGTATGTCCCCCCGACTTAGCAAGCCATATATGCCACGTACTTGACGCTCCAGTTTCTATAATATCTGTAAAATCATGAGCGGTTTCAGTGCCAGCTTGGGTTATGCCATATGTCTTTGTAACTGAATGATCGGTAGATGATATATCAATCCAAAGAATTGTATTATTGTCATCTACTATCATTAACAAGTTATTATGGTCTAAAGCCATAGCCTTAGTCTTAGTAAAAATTAAATTAGATACATAAACTACGTACTTTGATGATTTATCAATATAGTAGAGATAGTTTCCGTCAAAAGATATGCCGTAGATATAATCTCCGTATTCTACGGTCTTGCAAAACGACGGGAAAGTCGTTGGGGAATGTAATTCAGCATCTTCAACATCAAGAAGCGTAGATGCAGCTTCTCCAAATTGTCCTTGACTGTGAAAACCACACCAAAGAGGTTTATTTTCCGAACCATTTCCCATTCCAATATGGACTTCCTTGTTGTTCTTCACCATTGTAGGAGTCCCGGTTACTGATTCAGCCGCCGTGGATATACTTGCCTGTATAGGAGAACCTGGACTAGCATAGAAATCATCTATTTTTTTAATCTTACTATCGCTCTCTTGAAAATAGACAATATGACGAGTGCCATTATTATTTATCATTGCTGATTGACTAGCTATATAAAGAGCGCCAGTAGTTTCAGAAACAGTAGTTTCATAGACAATTGCATCATTTAATAATGTACCTGCGCCAACCCAACCACTACAACCAGTTAATCTTTCAGTACCCCCGCTATTTCCAGTATAAGTTATAAACTGTACATAACCAAGCGAATCTGTAAATATAACAGACCCAGATGCAGAAAACCCAGAAGAGTCATCTAATGTTATTACACTAGAACCGCTTGCAACACCTCCATTTGCCGGGCTAGTGTCACTACCAGTAGATACTAAATTTTTAGCTAAGTCGTATGGGATTCCCTTAAGAACACCATCTTCAGCCATGGGATCTATATTTAGGCTATAAGTAGCTGAATCTTCTGGGATATCGGTATCTACGGGTGTAGTAACCGTTCCAACATGAAAATTCTTTATTTCATGAAGTCGCTTAGGCACTGATTACTTTTCCCCCATATGTAGTAACACCATCATTGATATCCAAGACCATTAGATTAAAATTGCCATTCTCAAATATGTCTACCAATCCCACGTTATGAGTCCAGTTAGTAGGGCGACCTTTTAAGTAATCTTTAGTCATATCGGTTAAGCACCCCATTGAATATGCCATGTGCGGTCCAGAGATATGGGTGATAACGGCTTTTTGTGAGTCATGGGTGTGACCGTAGATGATGTTGCATCCCATTTGTAAGGCGTGAGTTCTTGCATGGGCAATTCCCATGTAGTGTCCTCCGTGGTAAGCATATAACTTGCTTCCGAACACTTTAAAGACTTCACCATACGGATGCCATTCATATCCTCTTTCGTCAAACTTGAAGGCTCTTCTGGAAGTGTAATCTTCAAGGTAGGGGTTTTCTTCAACAAAGTGATCGAACCATATTTCGTGGTTTCCTTGGGCGAACTGCTTTTTTGTACACCCAGCTTTAGCCAATACCTTGTCAATCCTATCAAGTCCTTTATTACCGTCTTTAATTTCTTTATCAATAGCCGGTAATTGATATTCAAGTGGAGGACGTTTCTTTTTACTCCACTGCCAATGGGATACGCTTTCTCCATCAATAGCATCTCCAATAAGAAGAAATGCAGTTGGCTTTACTGCTTTGATTACATTTAAGGCGCATTTAAAAGCCTTTTCATCGTGATTCGGGAAGTGAATATCCGGAAATACAACCACTCTTTCTTTGATCTTCATTCAGTATCCTTATGTTCATTCCCTACCCCTAGTCCAAAATTTCAAAATGACACAAATCATCGAAAATGTTATCTTTGGTTTCAAAATCTCCATCCCAATCTCCGCCCCACCTTATTTTGACACCTTGACTTTTTGCAATTCCCTTTACATATCCACCAAAGTAATGGAATCTATCCCTGTCTTTAAAATCTACAGGATACGGATATACATCCATCGCCTTACCTAAGACGTGTTTCCCAAATTTGGTCTTACTTTTACCCTGTGCTACTAATTCATTCTGGCGTTCTTGGCTTCGTAATCCTTCCGTAACGGTGCAATCAAATTCTTTGACTACTTCATTGAATACATTTTGAAGCTTTACGTCTACTCCCTTCATATTGCCCTTGCTTCTTTTTCCGAATTTTGGCATTAATCAGCATCCATATTCAAAGATTCAGCCAATTCATCAGTCACCATATCAACGATCTGCTTTGCCAATATTCTCTGCTCTGGATCACCAAACCCAGGAACATCTGGAACTGCTATTGCAACCGCATCGGCTACCTTGTTTTCAAACGCATCAGACTGTAATCTTTTGACTTGACCCTCTAAGACGCTTTTAAACATATCTTTGAGCCACTTTAATACTTTCTTTCCTATCATTACATTACCTTCATTATTAGATTTACGATTATAGGGATAGCGAACATCGCTACTCCACCCCAAGTTTTTATTTTTGCAATTTCTACGTTATTATTATTGGTTTTGCCATTCAGCATCGCCAAGTGCTGCTCAATCTTTTCAATTCTGTGGAATATAGTAATCTGTCTCTCATTAAGTTTGGTGAGATATTTGATTACTTCTTCTCTATGTTGTTCAGTTTTCATTTGCTATTACCGTTTATTCTTCCAGAGAGATAACTTATTTTTTCTGCCAAATCACTGGTCTCACGCAAAATATCCTCCCTATGTCGTAGAGAAACATCATCAGATTTATTCCACCTTTCTATTAGTTTAATAACCATCCCTTCAATATTCTCCAAAGTTTCGGATTGACCACGATTTTCTATTTTTAAATCTTCGAGTGTCTGTTGCTGAGACTCTGATTTCTTCGACATCGACACTACCAGATAAACAAACATTATTCCGACTACCGCAATCATACCGCCTTCTTGATAAACCGCCATAAAATCCATTTTTCATATTACCTTGATATTTGGTTATCGTATTGCCATATTTCATTGTATTCATCATACTTAATTGACTGCCACATAGACCATTGATATAGGTCTGCGAGTCTATCTTCTATCCACTCATAAGTTGGACT